CAAAGATAATAAGTTTATGTATAATTGAATTTAGTCATACTCTAGACTCTTGGATATACTTATAATATTTATCAGATAGTTTTTCTCGAACAGACATTAATGTCATATAAGAGATTTCTATTCCATAAGTATCATATATATATAGATTAAGCAATTTAGCAAGTAAAACTTTTGAACTCATTTCTAGACTAAAGTACACATATATAATATCTCTATCTGGATAATCTCGCAATATGCGATATAAATCAGAATATATTACATATGAACTTTTACCTGAACCACTTTGTCCAAATATTAATTTATAAACTCCTTTTTGGAATCCACCTGTATATCAATCTAACTTTGGCAATCCAGTTTTTAAACCTAAGTTTCTACCTTCTCTACCATTGTCAATTTCAGAATATAATTCATCTACAATAGACATTAAGCAGTATCGTAAAGTTGTTCAGTACTAACTTTGCCATTAATTCCTTTATCTCGCATTTCTTTAAATTCTTTCCATTTTTGACTGGAAACAAATTCAACCATAGAAACTTGTATAAGGTCTTTAGATTTAGCTCATTCTAGTATCTCTAATATTTCACGATGCTTTTCAATACTATGTCCAATAGTAGAAGAATATCAGAAGTAGAATTCTGACATATTTAAGAATTTCTTTGCAATATTTTTTAAACTAACTGTTTTCCCATTAAAGTATAAATTAGTTGGATAAGCTTCCTCTAATTCCATACCAAGTTCTCCAGAAAGCTTAAAATATTGTTTTATAAAATTCTGATTAAATTCAATTTCATCAGGATCATAAGTACTTGGGTTATAGTTTTTCCTGATTACTCCTTTCTCTTTTAGTGAATTGAATAATTCTCGTAATCTTTCTTTGCCGCCCCCTTCATATCACCTTCGAAAATAGTTCCTATTTATTTTAGGATCTCCATTTTCTGTTTGAGCAATAAATGTTAAATATATTAAGAGAACCTCATCGGCAGTTAAATGATATTTAGACATAATATTAAGTAGTGTGTTTAAATCCATGATTTGTAATTTTACACACATTAAATTTAGTTATATCTATTTTTTCCTGCTTGCTACGTGTAAAGATAACGTTATACTTCTTTCAAATTAAACGATTTTTAATTAATACAGACAATCAATTATATTTTAAATCGTAATCATCAAAAACAGCACTTGCAGAACGATATGATTTCAATAATTGGCCAGTTGTTCCATCATAACAAAATATTGAAAGCTTATTATTTGAAAAATCTATAGGATTGCTAATTCTATTACTAGAATCTATAAAACGTCAAAAATATCCAGCAATCATTTTATTAGTATATTTCATTGATTCCGTAATATTACTAATAGATTTAAGATGCATCTCCTGAGCAGCTTGCGTTAAAGAATCAAATACTTTAATAATGTTTCCATCTCAATCAATTTGTGCAACTCTCTTTTTATGCGCATTTTTTGATTTATCAATACTACTTTGAGTTCGCTTATCTTTAAGAATAACTCCTTTGCCTCCAATATCTAAGTTTAGAAGTTTGAATCCTCAAGACTTAAACTGAGATATTCAATATTGTTCAGTTCATTCTCAATTACATTCTAAACAAGTATCAAGTACTTCAATAGAAAGAGTTCCTCCTTTATTAATACAAGATCACATTCATTTATGAACAGGACATTGCCTTCTATTAACGTGTTTTGCATTATAATTATGTTGCGAAAATCGTTTATTAATATTTGTAGATGTTACGCCAATATATCTTATTTCATTCTGGCAGGAAATTGTATAAATTGTATAT